TAGCTGCTTCTGTTATTGTGTCAAATTCGTACTCTAACGAAGTCGAAAGGTCTTTAACAGATATAGGTTTTTCTATTTCATTTAAAAAGATAAGATTATCATCAGGAAACTCTTGATCTGGATTGCAATATTGCCACCCTTCAGCGAAAACAGTATTCGGACTGTTTAATCTACCTGTTTTCTTAATTGCATCTTTCCAAAGACCGACATGTCTTTCGCAAGCATTACAACTTTCAAACACAATAGTTTCTTTAGTTTCCCAATTTCTGGCTTTTACAGGAGTATATCTGTTAATATACCCACCCAAGGCAAAAGCCCTTCTTAAGTTTTCCTGGTTAGTAACTAATTCTAAATTCTCAAGCCGGTTATCAGTTTTATTTCCATTAATGTGGTCAGTAACTTTACCTTTAGGCCATTTATCAGACTCTAAGATATAAGTCTTAACTAATAACCGATGTACGGGAAATTGTTTCTGTTTACCGCACTCAATTACTAAACTCACGAGAATATAGCCAGTACGTGATTTAATAGTTTTCTTTAATTTCGGGCGGCCACTTACTAAAGATAAGATATCGCCACTTTTACTAATGAAATATTTACCATTAAATCCAGGAATTTCTTTAAATGAAGTATTATTAAATTGCATTGTTTTTAACATTTGTATTACCTTAAAAAAGTGTTGTATCAAATGTTTAACAATGTCAAATATTTATTTACTATACAAATAGTACAAGTCTCTATAACTGTTTATTTTATTTAAACTAGATTTACTTAAATCAATCGTCCATGTCAGAACAAGGATACATCATTGCTGATGTAGAGAATACATTTTCAGGTTTTAAATCCTTATTGACTTCTTCAGTACCAGAATTTTCTGGTAAACCATAAAGTGATTTAAACTTAGGGTTAGCGGACATGTAAGTGGTTACACCAGCATCACTAGTGTCAACACTGGCTTCTGAAATAATACCAATAGAAGTCTTGTGGTGAATACGTGTACGTTTAACCATACTCTTCTTACCACGACCACCATTACCACTAAATGTCGTAACTTCCTGTTGTTTTAAATCTTGAATTGGATTTAAGTTCTCTACAGTTTGTTTAGATGTGTCTTTTAAGATAGACATCCATACTGCTTCTGGGTTAAGTTCAATTGGGTAGTTTGCTTTAATACCATGGCGATTATGTTCACGCAATGAATTAACAATGGCTTTATATACTTCACCAGCTAGTCTTTCATAACCGGCAATACGTTGACCAGTCATGTCTACTTCATCAGCATGATAGCGAGTTAACAGCAATTCAACAGAACGAATCAATAAACCAGTGAAATCAGTAGGTTCATTCATCTCAATCAAAATACGTTCAGTAATTGGGTCTACAAACATGTTGTTGTATAAATCAATTTCTTTAACATATCTACCAGGGATTTTAATAGTCTCTAATAGATTGAAATAAATTTCTTTTCTATCTAAGAGAGATATTGCAATATCACTGGTATCGCACTTACTTAAACCAGATAAGATTAATGAAGCCATTCTGTCTTTACGAGATAACACTAAAGAGAAATCAGAAAACTTAATCATGTATTCATGGCTTTCTAATTTAACACGTGTACCTGTTTTAACAGTTTTATAGTATTTTGGTTTTAAAGCAGCAATCAGTTTAGTTAGACCAAGTTTATAACCTAATACTAAACCAATCGGTAAAGGTTTACCCATGATATCAATAGTCACTGATTCTACTGGTGCTTTAGACGAATCAATACCACACATGGATTCAATATCACCTAACTCATTTACTTCATTACCAATAACAGAATAGAAAATACCATCTTCATTAACACCTAAACCAAACTTACCTTTATAACTACCAGCAAAGAATAAACCTTTAGATTCTACACTTCTAACTAAATCACTACCAAAACGCTCATTGGCTTTGTGATAATCAAAATAGATAAAAGCGTCTCTTGTAGTTACTGCTCTGAAATGCATTGATAATAGAGAATAAATATCTGGAGCTTTTACATTATTATCAAACACATTACCACTACGTGTTTCTTTTACTGAATCTAATTCAGGATTAAATGCGATAGCGCGGATTTGTCCAATTACCCATTTCTCGTAATTAAATTGACGAGTAGTGTCTCGTTTAGCAAATGTCTTACCGAAGTAAGAAGTCAGTGCTACGGTACTGTCATTTATCTTACGAAGTGGAACATCGCGCCTTTGGTTACGGAGTATGTAATCGACCCCACTGACGGTAAATTTACCATCATTTCTAACCCTAGGTAGTTTAACACGAATAGTAGATTGCTCACCTTCGATAGGTTTAATCTTCATGGAGTATACGTCGTAACCACCCATGATGTTTTCATGAGTTTGTTTGCGTATATCGTGTACAATTGCACCACCACCTTGAATACCTACCATCATTGCTGCTACATCTCGTTCTAAGTGTTTCTCAATGTAGCGCTTACCCATGACATTTAAAGTAGAAACTTCTTTATCTTCGTTTGAAATCTCTAATTCTTCTGGTTTAGTATTTACCATCTCACCAACAGTCATTTTACTATCATTGGTTAGTTTCAAATTACGATACTTACCAATAGATTTACGAATACCATCGTATTTAGATACTGTCATGTTTTGGTTTTTAGCAATATAATCTAAAGCCGCTTTAGCTTTCTCTTCAGCTGTTTTTGTTTCTTTAGGTTTAGTTACCAAGACAGGAATTTCTTCAATAGGTAATTTAGATACATTGAGTATATCAGATACATCTAAATTAGTATCAATTCTATCGTTAAATTCTTCTTCTTGCTCAGTAGGGATAGAAACTACTCGACTAATATTGATATTGTTTTTCTTCTCTTGCTCTTTAGATTCAAGAGACTCTGAAAAATCAACATCATCCTCATCGTCGATAATATCACCAATAATGTCTAAGTCTTTTTGAACAGTCAAATCAGCAGAATCATCTGTAATAATGTTTTCACTAATATCCAGATTATCTTCTTCCTGTCCTTCTACTTCTACTTCATCAGCGTTATCAGTTGTATCATCCTCGTTATCTACATCTACCGGTTTTTCATTTACTTTAATATCAGTAAGTGATTTACTTTGCTTATCTTTATTAGATTCGTCATCAGAACCTTTAAAGTCTTCTGTTTCTTTAGCTTCTTGTTCCAATACTTCTTCTTCAGTTAATTCAATTAAACTAGAATCTACAGAAGCCTTATTTAATTCAATAAGCATTTTAATAAAGTTTTTAGACATATTAGTTGGGTCTAATTTACCTGATTTATTTTCATCAGATTTACGCCATCTGTCTAATTGACCTAAAGAATAATAAGTAAAGACATTATTACTAATAAAAACAATATTAATCTTTTCTAGGATTTTTAAAGGAATGTTTTTAAAGATAGACTTATTACGATTTAAACCTAACCATTTCCATAATTCGAAGATAATAAGTTTTTCAAGTGTATTGAAACGAGTAAAGAACGTGTTAGTAACAACATTCGCACCCATCTTCATTTCAGATACTTTTGGCAAGTCTTTTAAATCAGGGACATTTAAGAAAATAAACTGATTATAATAATCACCATGTGCATCGTAGATGTCTTTCATCCCTTTAATAAAAGTATTAATGATATTAGTATTCTTATAGTAAGGAATCCTAATTTCATTACCTAAGTATTTATATCTTTTATCGCAGATAGCATAGTTTAAAATAACTGGTACTAAGGGATTAGGTTTTACTTTACTTAAGTCGTAACAAGGAATAAACTTATGGTTTTGTTTAATGTATTTACGAATAACTTCCAATGGCATGAAAGCACGTATATTCATGTTACCTAGACGAGTAATTAAGTCTTGGTAAAAATAAATAGGAATACGCTGAACAGTTTCCGCAAACATCGGGTTTGTTTTGCTTGGCCCTACGTCATCACTGGTACTACCAAAGTAATGAAAAGCATTTTGTTTTGGGAAGATAAATTTAGATAAATTAAAAATCCTCGGTGCTTGTAATTTATCTACAGTTCTATTACCGAACTTAAGATAAAAGTTATTGTAGTTTATTCTCATTTCACACTTTCCTCAAAAGTACCAAGATTATGGCAAACAAAGTTAATCGTGTCAAAACCCAAGGGATACCGAATCCTGCCGTCGCTCCCAACATAAGCTTTTTTCTCTTTTTTATACTGTTTAATTTCATTTTTAGATTCCTCGGTAAAAGAACAAATTAAGTTAGTCATATCACCGTCGTTGTCCGCCCCCATACCTTGATATGATGTCACAGGCGGACTCATGGAATTGAAACTATCCATTCCGTATACAGGGAATTTTAGAAACTCTAGACTATTATCGTCTAGTTCCCAGTTATCATTTAACATCTTACGTTTTTCTGTTTTAGTAGTTGTCATGACAATTGTATTGCCAGGAACATTACTACCAATACCTGTAATAGGATAACGTGTAGCAAATCCTGGAGTATCATTGATTTCATGATAAGTACAGATATAAAGTAATTCAATAAATGTCAATGGGTGTACATCTTCCTTACTTCTACCAGGTGGTAACTCTGTAATACTATTCATGATTTTGAAAGTATTATCAGGGCCTTTATAAATTAAAGCAAGGTAATAGCCATCTACTTCAATGGCTTTATGCCTAACAGCATCTGGTTTAAAACGATGAATAAGTTTACGAATACCTTCATCGGATTGGAATGCATCAAACCAATCTTGATTAAGATAAACATCTTCTTCTTTTAGTGTTTTCTTATTAACCAATTTAACTGGGTGCATAGGGTCTGAAAACTTATCTTTTAAGAAACTATTCTTAATACCACGAATAGCAAATGGTAAACAAGATACTAATTGCTGATATAAACCAACGACAATATTATTATAGCCTTGGTTATCTTTATCGTGTGCAAAACGACCAGATGCTTTAGGTGCTGTAATCACGTTACGAGTAGTTTGGAATACGTTACGTGAAGCCCATTTACCTTGGATTAATTTCTTTTTACCATGACCTGTAATTTCACCTAAGTACATGAATAATTTTAAAGCAGTCTTCTGAATAGCATAGCGTGTATTATTTAATAAAGCCATGTTTGATTTATGCGAAGTACTACCGATAGAAGAAGCTAGAGACAATAGTTCACGATAAATTTGGTTTACTTCATCATGTGAAATTTGACCATCTTTAAATTCTACATCACGATAACCAGCTTGTAGAATAATGAATTTATTAATCTTTAGAATATCTTTATTCTTTTCAATTAATTTAATAGTCTCACGTCTTTTAGGTGAACCAGTGTCTGGTAATTGATATTTA